GGACCTTATGGGGAATGCTAAGAATGTGGTTAGCAAAGCGGAGAGGACAATCGAGGACACAGAAAAGCGCAGGCAGGAGGACCTATACTGCGTGCATCGGATAGAAAAAGCCACCGATATGTACCGTGAAGAGTGCGAAAAGAGCGGTAGCGAGGAGGCGAAGCGCCGATACAGAGAGTTGAGAATGATGTACCTGGATGAAAAACCCTTCTCCGTACAGGAAATTGCGGAAGTAGAAAAAGTAAGTGACAAGACGGTGTATAAGGACTTGGGAATAGCTTGCGGGATTGTGGCTGTTTACTTGCTGGGATTGTGATTTTGGAACGCTCCCTGCGGCTGTAAACGAATGGTAGAAAAAGAGTAGGTTGCTTATGGAATTACCAAATGGTAATATGGTATCAGCCGATAACCCAAATGTCACCCCTTAAAAAGAAGCCAGTTGTTTTTTCTTCCCAGGGCATGAGGGGAGGGCTGCAAAGCCCTCTCAGCAAGCCGGAAAGATATGTGAACAATCGGTAAAATAAGGCTATTTCAGTGTACTTAGAGTCGTCTGTATGGTATAATATTCATATAAACAACAGGCTTAAAGGAGTGATTTGAAATGGCCATTTGGGTTAGCAGGTACACAAACAAGGAATTGCAGAGTGGTAAGTATTATCCGGTTGGAATAAGCATCGGAACACCGAAGTTTCCACTAGGCTACACGCTGGTAAAGCAGTGTTACAGCCTGGCACCGAAAGGATATATGCTGAATATGGACCTGGAACGGTTCAAGCCGGCATACTACGAGAAGCTGGAAACGATAGGAACGCAGCGAATCATCGACATGGTGTGCAAGATGGACGATGAGGCGAGAGCGGAGGGGAAGGAACTTGTTCTCCTGTGCTACGAAGATGTGAGGATTCCGGAGGACTGGTGCCACAGAACAGTATTTGCCGAATGGTGGGCTGAGAATACGGGAGAACTGATTGAGGAACTTCCGGACCCGACACCGCCAAAGGTAAAGAAACCGCAGAAAGCGAAAGAAGAAAGCAAGAAACCTGTCAAAGAGGCTGAGAAGTCGGAAGATAACAAGTATCAGCAAATGAGTTTGTTCGGTATGGCAGGGATTTAATCATAATATCCGGAACTGGTGAAAGAATCACGTTCCTCGTCCAGAGGAAAGTTCCTGCTCACTGCAGGGTTCCGGTCCAAAAACAACGGCATCGCATTCAAGAGAGTGCGGTGCCTTATTTGTTATCTGAAGCGTACACCGGTGTCCTTCGTGGCCCGGTGTCTTTTTTGTGCAATATGCTGAGGTGGGTGTCAAAAATTACGGGGCTGATACCAGGGAAGCACCTCGGCTTTTTGTATAGATTTCACAAAAACAAGGGAAGGAGTGAAGAACAATGGCATTTTTTATGAATCCGGGAGCAATGTTTCTGGGGTGTTTGGGTACATCGGAGCAACGATTTCTGAAAAAGCTGATTGAAACAGCGGCGAAGTCGGGATATACGAGATTTATTGAACCTTGCGCCGGTACATTTGCCATGAGCAATCTGGCAGTACAGAGTGGATTCAAACCGGAACAGATTGAGACGAGCGATGTAGCAATGATGCCTACGGTGCTTGGGTACGCAATCACAGACCAGTCGTTAGAGCCTTTGGAAATTCATGCGCAGGGTTTTAGCGATGAAGAACTGTTGGACCCGGCAACAGCACTGTACGCACAGTTGTACCTCAGAACCTCGAAGAGTGCCGGCAACGACTACTATCACAATCTGTTAGTGGACTTGCGGCAGAGAAGAGAGGCACATATCGCAAGCATCAATCAGCAGATCGAGGTCACAAGGAACCTGCTACATGGAATGAGCTACCGGCCACTGGATATGTGGGTGCATCTGAAAGAGGTGCTCGACGATCCTCATGCAATCGTTATAGCAAATCCGCTAACCTATTTCTCCGGATACGAGAAGTATTACGACACGCAGGGGAAAATGACCTGGAAGGAACCGGAGTACGAATTGTTTGATCCGGAGACAGGACACAAGCAGTTCTACGATATGTGCATGGATGCGAAAGCCCTAGTATTGTGCTACCAGGAAAAGAGAGTAGGGGAGGCAATCGGCTATACGATATACGCCCGCTCTGGAACAAGGGCAGATTTGAACGCCTACATCACGACCAACAGAGAAGAAGAGGCTTCGATGCTGGCAAATGGCAAGAAGATAAAGCGACCATCTGAAAGCAAGTTGGAACCGTTGCCCTGCAGTATGCTTCCGAGAGATTATGAAATCAAAGAGGACAGCAAAGTGCAGATATTGTCAATCAAGGCAGCAGAGGCTCAGTATTACCGGGTGCTGTGGACTCATAACTTCGTGGGTTCCTCAGCCACATGGAACAGGGCATTGCTGATTGACGGTTATGTGGCAGGCGTGTTCGGAATATCGAAAATGGCTTCTGATTCCGTCTTTGTGTGGTATGTGATGAAAGTACCGCACGAGAAGTACCGGTTAGGTCGCCTCTGCTATATGCTCGCTCAGAATAAGGAGTTTGTAGATACCCTCCTGGACAACATCGACCAGGAAAAGGTGACAAAGATGCGGACGGCAATGCTCACCCGGTACCCGGAAAACAAAGAGGTACGGGGCATCATGAAACTGGTAAACCGCCAGGAAGATAAGCAGAACGGTTATAAACTGACTTACGAGGCTGAGTTAAAGCAGGGAAGAACGGAACAGGAAACATTGATTGAATGGCTAAGGAGGGAAAAAGAATGGCAGAAGAACAGGGCAAAAGCTACGAAGTAATATACGACATGGGTAGCGGCCTGGTGATTGCGAAAGTCCAGATTGATAAAGTCAAGGAGCAGGACATCAACGCCAGGGTTATGAAGAATGAGATGCAGGATCAGCTGACGGCCAACATTTCCAAGAGAGGCCAGTTGGAGAGCCTACCTTTTTTGGTTGAAACCGAGAACCGGCTGGAGATTGTTTCCGGACACCACAGAATCAAGAGTGCAAGAGCAGCAGGATTGAAAGAAATCGTGGTTATCATTGATGTGTCCGGACTGTCAAGGAGCCAGATAGCGGCAAAGCAGCTGGCACACAATGCGATATCCGGCTTTGACGATGATTCCACCCTGCGGGAAATCGTGAAAATGATAACCGATGTGGATGATATGATCGAGAGTTTCATAGGCAAGGACATCATGGAGGAACCGCTGGAGCAGTATGACAAGATGCTTTCTCCTGCAATCCAGTTTGATTTTAAGAATGTGGTGTTTACATTCCTACCGCACCAGGTACAGGACATGGACACCCTGGTTAAGAATTTGGAGACCACCGCACCGGAGATTATCGGAGTGGCATCCTACGAACAGTGCAAGAGTTTCGTTGAAACCCTCAGCAAGTATCAGAAGTTTACAGACATCCGTAATGTGGGTGCTGCAGTTCATTCAATGATCCAGGCAGTCAACGAGAAAATGAATGATGCAGGATTTGACGAGGAAGAAGATTGGACCTATCTGTCTAAACTGTTCGGAAATAGTGCGGTACCCGGTGAAGCAGCAAAGGTTATCCAGCAGGCGATTAAAAAAGCGGAGAAAGAAGGCACCATTACGAGTAAGAACAGGTGGCAGCTTATCGAATACCTTTGTGCTGATTACATCGGCGGGTAATTTATTGTATGGCGGCACAGCCGAAGTACAATGCCCTTTACCACGATGACTGGGCGTGGTCTTTGGCTGCAATGGGTGCCACCAACGAAGAGATAGCCGATGCCATGGGTATCTCGAAGAGAACAATTCTCCGATGGGCCAAGGAACACGAGTCATTTGGAAAGGCACTTGCGGAAGGTAAGGGAGTGTCTGATGCTAAGGTGATCCGCAGTCTTTACCAGAGAGCCACTGGGTATGACTATGAAGAGGAAAAGAGAATCATTGAGTACAATACGGACGGAAGTGTGAAACCTATAAGGGTGGAGAAATACAAGAAACACGCTCTGCCAGAGGTTGCCGCTCAGTGTTTCTGGTTGAAGAACAGGCAGCGTGAGCGCTGGATGGACAGACCGCAGGATTACATTGAGCAGAGCAGCGACAATGATACGGAAGTTCAGATTTACCTTCCGGATAATGGGAGGGATTCAGATGGCGAATAGAGTTGTGTTAGCACCGCAGAAAGGACCACAGGAAACATTCCTGGCAACCTCTGCGGATATTTGCATTTATGGAGGAGCAGCCGGAGGCGGTAAGACCTATGGCTTATTGCTTGAAGGACTCCGGCACATGAACAATCCGAATTTCAATGCGGTTATCTTCCGTAGGAATTATACGCAGGTCACTTCTCCAGGAGGCTTATGGGACAGTAGCAAAAAGATTTACAGCCAAGTGAAAGGTTGCTATCCGTTAAAGACACCAAAACTACATTGGACTTTCAAAAAAGGCGCTACGGTCAATTTCGCACACCTGGCAAGTGATGATGATTGCCTTGACTGGCAAGGTTCGCAGATTACAATGATCGGGTTTGACGAGTTGACGCATTTCTCGGAATATCAGTTTTTTTATATGATGTCCAGAAACAGAACAGACTCCGGTGTTTCTCCGTACATACGGGCAACCTGCAACCCGGACGCAGATAGTTGGGTTGCGAATTTCATCAAATGGTGGATAGACCAGGACAGCGGTTATCCGATAAAGGAGCGTTCTGGGAAAATCCGGTGGATGATCCGACTGAATGAGGAAATCCATTGGGTAGACAGTAGGGAAGAAGCCGTTGAACTTGCAATGAAAAACGGAATAGAACGTATCGAGGCTGAGACAATGCCGAAGAGCGTTACATTCATAGCGAGTACACTGCAGGATAATAAGATTCTGATGCACAATGACCCAGGGTACCTTGCAAACTTGAAAGCACTTCCGGAAGTTGAGAGAGAAAGACTTCTCAAAGGAAACTGGAAAATCAAGGCGGCAGCCGGTCTTTTCTTCAAGCGAACACAGGTAGGACATATGTTGGAAGAATTGCCAAAGGATATCATCATGTGGGCGAGAGGCTGGGACCTTGCGGCTACTGACGAGGACGAAGATGGCGATCCGGCATATACTGCAGGGGTTCTGATAGGTAAAACCAAGGAAGGACGCTATGTGGTCGCAGATGTAATTAACCAGAGATTAGAAGCATCCAAAGTAAGGGCGCTCATAAAGCAGACTTGCCAGATTGATAAATCAAAGTACGGAAGGGTTATAGAGAGACTTCCGCAGGACCCAGGGCAGGCAGGAAAAGCGCAGGCGCAGAGTTTCATTAAGTTCTTATCGGGTTTTCTTGTGAAGTGCATACCGGAGAGTGGAAGTAAGGAATCAAGAGCAGAACCATTTGCAGCACAGTGGCAGCCAGGAAATGTAGATGTACTGATAGCACCGTGGAATGAGGTGTATTTCAACCAGTTAGAGTCATTCCCAGAGTCAAAATTTAAGGATATGGTGGACGGCAGCAGTTCCGCTTTCAACGAGTTGGAGAACGGAGCGACATACTCAGCACCACCGAAAAGTTCAAGTTTAGGAAAGAACAGTTATTGGAGAAAGTGAGGTGAGAATCAATGGCCACGAACAAAGAGATTGGCCGCATAGGGCAGAGGAGAACCGGCGGAGTATTTTACGAGGAGTTCCTGCACGAACTGAGAGGCACACGAGGGATAGAGGTTTACCGGGAAATGTCAGAGAACGACGATGTGGTAGGCGCTATCCTTTTTGCGATAGAAATGCTTGTAAGGCAGACCGACTGGAATATCGAGGCTGGAGGTAATTCTGCCAAAGACAGAGAAGCGGCAGAATTTGTTGAAAGTTGCATGGATGATATGCAGGACACCTGGATTGACACCATTTCGGAAATCCTGTCTTTCCTCACTTATGGTTGGAGCTTTCACGAGATTGTGTATAAACGGAGAATGGGGAACACGAAGGACCCACGAACCAAGAGTAAATACAGCGATGGTCTTATTGGTTGGAGGAAATTGCCTATAAGGGCACAGGAAACACTCTATAAATGGGAGTATGACGATGAAGATAATCTGAAAGGCATGGTGCAGATGCCGCCGCCGGACTACGGACTTCTGACAATTCCGGCTGACAAGGCGCTGCTGTTCCGCACAAAATCCAGAAAGAACAATCCGGAGGGAAGGAGCATACTGAGAAATGCCTACCGATCGTGGTACTTCAAGAGAAGAATCCAGGAGATAGAGGGCATCGGCATTGAGAGAGACCTTGCCGGATTGCCTGTTATCTACGGTCCGGAAGGTGTTGACCTGTGGGACGATACCTTAGAGGAAAACAAGAGAAACAGAGCTGGGTTAGAGGCAATGGTGCGTAATATCCGCAGAGACGAAATGGAGGGCGTTGTCCTTCCATACGGCTACGAGTTAAAGCTCCTGAGTTCCGGCGGAACAAGGCAGTTTGATACAAATGCAATCATCAACCGATATGATACGAGAATTGCCATGACAGTGCTTGCAGATTTTATTTTCCTCGGACACGATCAGACAGGCAGTTGGGCTTTGAGTTCCGACAAAACGGAACTTTTTGCTATTGCAATCGGTGCGTTCCTGGATATTATCTGTGAGACATTCAATAGCCAGGGCATTCCTCAGCTAATAGATATAAACGGAGACCATTTCTCCGGAATCACTGATTATCCGAGAATGACACACGGAGACATTGAGGATGCTGACATTACAAAGGTGGCATCGTTCATTAAGGACATGACAGGAATCGGGGTTCTGGTACCGGATGACGGACTGGAGGACTACATCCGCCAGGTAGGACATTTGCCGGAGAGAACAGCTGATGATAGAGACCTGGACGAAAGGCGGAAAGAGCAGCAACAGCAGAACCAGCCACCAGAGCCGGAAACAGCCGCAGGCAAGACTCCGAAAGAAGAAGCCGAAGAAATCCCTGCAGACCAGATAGAGGCGGCTAAAAAGCGTCTTGGAAGGAGGTAGCCTATGGCACTTCTGATAAGACCGGGAAAGCGTCTGAAAAAGGCAAAGTCCAAAACAAGCCAGGAAGTCCTCGACAGACTGAAAAGTTATCTGGAGAGTACGGAAGTAACAGGGGAACCGGTCAAAGTCCTCTGCGGATTCTGGAAAGACCAGCAGAACGCAATTACATACCAGGAGTTGCGAGAGGCAGTGAAAAGCGGAGAAATCAGCAGTCAGACGCTAAGAGACTGGCAGCAAGATTACTCGGTTTTAGTATCTGAAAAACTGAGCAGTATGTGGACCAAAGCAATAGAGGCAGGACCATCGGGGCAACCGCTCATGGATGGTCTTGCTTTTGAGTTTAACACGCAGTCAACTGGCATCCTCAACTGGATCAAGGAGAGGGGAGCCACTTTTGTAACAGCTTCTACCGAGGAACAGAAGAATGCAATAGCAACCCTGCTGACACAGAAAATGCGGGAGAGCCACACAGTAGACGAACTGGCGAGGATGATCCGCCCCTGCATCGGATTGACCGAAGGGCAGGCGGCAGCCAATGCGAAGTATTATGACAGCATTGTGTCTACTCTGACAAAGGAACATCCGAGAATGAGTGCATCCAGCATCCGGCAAAAAGCCCTGGACGCTTCGCAGAAATACGCCGAAAGACAGCACCGGCAGAGAGCATTGACGATAGCACAGACGGAAAGCGCCTTTGCATACAACAGGGGTGCTGATGAAGGAATCCGGCAAGCACAGGAGCAGAGTCTACTCGGTGAGGTGAAGAAAGTATGGAGTACATCCGGAGACGATGCTGTGTGTGAAGTATGTGCTGCATTGGAAGGAATGGAGATAGGTCTTGACGATACTTTCAACTACCGGGGCAAGTTGCTATTTCCAGGACAGAAGATGTTGCCACCTGCACATCCAAGGTGTGCTTGTGCGATAGAGTATATTGAAGTCAGCAAGCCCCAGATAAAAGAGGGCATGTTTGATAGTGAGACACTCACAACACAGCAGGATAGTCTCGAAGCCGCACAAGCCGAGTACGACAGAACATTTGAAGGACAGACGCTTGACGCACAAACCTATAAGGATGCGGCAGTAGGAATGGCCGAACTTGATTACAACCCAAGTGCAGAGCGTGTGGTCGAAATGGTAAACTCCGTCAACGAGTACACAGGTGGAGATTACACGGACATCTTAGCGGCACAAGCAAACTTTGAGGGACGCTTCGCAGGCTACTCCGGCACAATGACGCAGGAGGCAAGAGAAGCAGCACTCCAGAATTTAAGGAACATTGAGGAGTTTATAGACAATTCTCCTGCTTACCAGGGAAAAGTGTACCGAGGTCTTGGATTCGATGTCGGAGGAGAGTATGACGATGGCAGCTACGATGCATTCCGGAATCTTTACAAAAAAGGATCAGTTGTGGAAACGGACACATTAACAAGCTGGACGAAAGACGAAAGTTTTCTGTCTGAGGTCCATGCTTACCGAACTGGCATAGACGAAGAGTGCGAGTATTCGGTAGAGGTCACGATCCGAATGAAAAACTGTGAGACTGGAGTTGACATAGAGAAATATTCGCAAGTGCAAGGCCAGAAGGAAGTCCTGTTCAACAAAACCTCACTGAAAGTTCTTGATGTAAAGGAAAACTGGAAGGACGATGAACTGTTACAGCTGATTATAGATGTGGAGGAAATGTGATGGATGGAAATTTAGCCGAGCGAATGGCGGCGGAAGAAAACTTCTGTCGTGCAGGAAAAAAGAAAGGTGGTAAAATGAAAAAATTCTCAGATTTGATAGAGAAATCTGCGGAAAATCCACAAAAAACTGACGGAGACAGTCAGAAAAGTGTGATTAAGGGCAGATTCAGAATTGCCAAGTCGGACGATGAAAAAATGCTTGCCTTCGGGTGGGCGAATGTTTCCATCCGTTCTGATGGAGAAGTGATCGAGGACTGGCAGGAGGATATCGTAGAGCCGGAAGAATTGGAAAATGCAGCCTACGAATATGTTCTGCTCTACCGAGAAGGTGGAGAAATGCACGAAAGAGGCGGGGCGGCAGTCCTGGTTGAAAGTGTGGTATTCACAGAAGAGAAGATGCAGGCCATGGGTATTCCTGCAGGAACACTTCCGGTTGGCTGGTGGATTGGTTTCAAGGTCACAGACGAAGAAGTATGGAAAAAGGTCAAGGACGGTACCTACCCGATGTTCTCCATTGAGGGAGAGGCAGAAAGGGTTGAGGTAGAGGACGAAACCACCGCTTAGAAAAGGGGCGTAATGAGGTTTTCAGATCGCCCAAACCTATAATTATACCTTTGAGCCTGTAAAAAAGGCGTAGGTAGACACTATTTTGAGGTAATTCAAGGGACATCCGATAGGGTGTCTCTTTGTTTTATAATTCCACGGAAAGGAGGAAGCGAAGTGGC